ATATTTTATAAAGGTTTATATGGCGATAATATTATTGGTGTTGGCAGCGAAATACATAAAGTAGAGCATATATCTAATACAGGTGATGCTATAACTACATTAGAATTACAACAACAATATATACCAGTAGAAAAAGCTAAAACAATAGCTATAAAAAATAAAACATTTTTAGCAGCAAATTATAAAGAAAGAAAACCTTTAGAGCTTACTCAAGCTCAATTAAATGGAATAGCTGTAAAGCCACATTTTAGATTAATGCACTCAGATCCGACAGACAATGTAAATAGTTTGCCGATTATGCATCATAATACTAAAACAACAACTTTATGGAAAACAATGTACAAAAATAGAACAGACAATAGGTTAGATAGTAACACCTTGTATTCTAGAAGTACATATAGAAACTATAAAAGTTTACAAATAGAAACATCTTTTAGTGGATATTTTCGTGGTGAAACATATCGTATAGGAATAGTATTGTATGATAAAAAAGGAAAACCTGGATTTGTTCAACATATAGCTGATATAACAATGCCTGAAATACATGGAGATGCTACAGGTAATTGTGATTATACAGTCAAAAATCAAGGAACTCCATCGGGAACTACAACTGTATATAATACTCCTGTTGGATTATCTGGAGCTGGTGCTAACTCTCCATCTAAATATAGCGAACTTGGTAACGTTACTGCATATCCTTTAGAGTATCAAGGATCTTTAACTTTTGGAAATGAATATAGATACGATATAACTCCTGGCAATAATGCTCCTACAGATGTTCCTGGTGTTCATGTAGGCGCAGAAGGAGCTATACGTATAATGGGATTAATGATAGACAATATAGATCTTTCAAATGTTATTGATGACATAAGTGGTTTTGAAATAGTAAGATCAGCTAGAGATCCTAAATCTATTGGTAGAGGATTAATGTTACCAACTGTGTATAGAAATACTGGATCTATAACTGGCGGCACATACCCAACTCCTACATTCTACTATATACACAATAGCACAACATATACAGCAAGTAATGGTATGCAAGCAATACTTCCTACAAGTGGTGGCAGTCAAAGTTTTACTAAAGCTGGTGGTGGAAATATAATGTATTATAGATCTAAAACATTTAATTTAATAGCTCCTGATTTAATGATGTCAGATGACTATAGTATAGCTGCTAATGATAAAGTAAGACTAGAGGGATCATTATGGCAATCAGGAGTGTCTGCTGGATCACAAGCTCAAATAGAACTAGGCTCTGCTAGTAATGCTAATGACCATTTTTATGTAAAGCTTTATAATGACAGTCTTGATTCTTATCGTAATTTTATGACAGATTATAATGGTAGTGCATTTACAACTACAGCATTATATGGTACAACTACATTAAAATCTTTTGCCAAAGCTGGTTCTGGAAATAGTGTTGCTGCTTATGACCCTAGCAATAGTGATTACATATTTAGAAATTATTATCAAGGAGATAATTCATCGGCAGAATCATTAAAAGATTCTTCTACTGGAACAGCCTATCAAGGTTTTGCAGAGTTTAATAATTTAGAATCTCATGCTTATGGTGCTAATGATAATGTTATTATTACTGTAGAAGATTTTGTATTAGCTAAACAAAATAGAAACTTAGGATCTGCCAATAAAGATTATATGATTGAGTTTCCTATAGCTTCTATATATAGAGATGGTGGTGGTACTTATAATGGAATAAGCGAATCTAGTTTTGCCGCTACAAATTATGAATCTATAGGTGAGTTTACTGCTATAAACGCTGATGTTAAAACTAAAATACATAGTGGTGGTAATTACATTTTAGATGGAAGAGAAACATTTGGTGGTGATTGTTACTTAGATTTATTTGCATATACTCAAATGATACCTAGATATATGTATGGTGCAGATTGTGCAACGCCTTCAAAGCAAACACATTCAAGCGTAGATTATTATTATGACTTTGCTGCAAGTGCAGTTTTTCCAATGGAGTCTAAGTTTAATTTTATGTTACATAGAACAGAAGATGGCTTTGCTGGTGTTGGAACTAAATCTCAATATGAAACAGAAGAAGGTGAGCCAAGATCAGGATTATCTTCGTTTGCTGATGGATTATTAGTTGCAGAAACTTCTTGTCATTCTCCAAAAACAGAACAATTTACAGATACAGGATTAGGGCATTTTGATAATAGTGAATTTAGAAAAACGGTAAAATCTGTAAACTATAGACAGTTTTTAAGATTTCCATATTCTTGGATTTGGTCATTATCTAAAACACATGGAGAGTTAATAGATAACTTTTCAAGATTTCCAATAGCTAATAAGTTAGACCTTGAAGGTAATCATGGTGAAATAACATCTAATGGTGAAGCAAGTGATATGCTTATATCATTTCAAGAAAATGCATTTGGTAGACTACCAGTAAAAGATAGAGCTGTATTAGGTTCAGGCAATACAAGCTTAGTAATAGGAGATGCAGACTTTATGAATCGTATAGATTACGTGTCTACACAATATGGGAATAAAAGCCAATTTAGCCTCACAGGAGATGGTAGGACATTGTTTTGGGTAGATGCTACCAATGGTAAGGTTTGTAGCTTTAATGGCGGTAATTTCCAGCTTTTAAGCGATGTTAAAGGATTACATGACTATATAGAAACAATAGCACAAGATTTTTACAAGCAAGGCGACATACATGCTGGTTATGACTTTAAAAATCAAGAAGTTTACTTTACGTTTGTTGCTCCATATGCAAACCTATCTGCACATACTAAAACGTTTTTATCAGAAACAGGAAGATCTGCATCTAACTTGACAAAAGTAGGAACTACTTTAGTTTACAATAATTACTTAGGGGTGTTTACAAGTTTTTTAACTGCTGTTCCTAATATGTGGTTTAGTTTTGGAGATAATTTTTATAGTGACAGAGCTAATACTGAAACTACAGCTTTATCTGCTGATGCTGTAAAAAATGTGTATATTTATAATGAAGATATTGAATGTAATTTTTTCGGTACTAATTATGATAGTACAATAGAAATTATAGTCAATGATTTATCACAATTAAGTAAAGTATTTGACAACTTGGTATTAAGCGTAAATAGAACTGGTTATGATAGATTGAGTAGCGTTGTAATGACTACAGAGTCAGATACACAGACTTTAACTTTATCTTCTGATACTAGAGCTAAGTACAGAGAAGATTTTTACCGTATGCCAATGAGGGCAGTAAATGATCCAAATAGATTAAGAGGTAGGTGGGTATCGGTAAAATTAATATTTGATAATGCATCAGATAAAGATGTAGTATTAAATACTTTAGAAACAAAATATAGAATTTCAAGAAGAGTATAATGAGTAGTCTACCAGTATATCAGTCGTTTGATGCTATAAAGCAAGCAGAAGATACAATAGCCAATAGAGAAGCTTTAGCAGCCGCAGGTTCAACTGCTGGATATGTTGCTGGAGGAATAGGAGCAACGGCAGAACTAGCTTCTATGTTAGCTCCAGAAGGAAGTACAGCTAGTAATGTTTTAGAATATGGCTCTGGTGTTGCACAAACTGGTGTAGGTGTAGGTTTAACATTATCAGGAAATCCAATACAGGGTGTTCCTATGATATTACAAGGAGTAGGAGATATAGTAGGAACGGCAAAAAGCCAAAAATCAGAAAGAGAGCAAGAGGCTATAAGACAAGAACAAGAAAAACGTTTTTTACAAGCACAAAGCACAGCTCAGATAAATCCTTTATATGCAAAAGATGGAATGAAAGTTCCTAAAGATCCTTATAGTTATGCTGAAAATTATTTAGAGGATATTAAAATTCAAAATTTAAATTTACAACGATCTCAAGAAACTCCTGATGCTAGTATTAATATGAATACTTATTCTAGATTGGGATACAATAGACCTTTTGAAAGAACACCAAATATTAAAGATATTGTTTCTGGCTTTACAGGCACTTTAGGAGTACAAGGTCAAGGATACATGCCTTTAGGTGATATAGGTTCTGCTAATTTAGGATATGATGCTTCAGCTACATTATCTAGTCAAGGTTTATCTGGTCAAGGAAATATTAATTTATCAGCAGATATAAATCCTAATGATAGATTAAATATTGCTCCTTATGCTAATATTGGTATTAATTCTTTTGGAACAAATGTAGGTGGTGGCGTTAGAGCAACATACAATTTTGAAAATGGCGGTAAAGTAGATCCTCCTAAAAAAGAAATGACAAGGGCAGAAAGAGTTTACAATTTAATTGCTCCTACTGGT